CCAGTTCTTCTATCAAACACTGGTTGGTGACAACACTGACAACTATAAAGGCTGTCCCTCAGTGGGTGGTGTCACTGCTAACAAGCCGCTATCGTCTAGTTGTACGTGGGACACAGTGGTTGCTGCGTTTAAGAGTAAAGGTTTATCTGAAGAAGTAGCACTAGAGAACGCAAGGCTAGCACGTATCCTACGTGATGGTGAGTACAACACAGAGACTGGTGAGGTAAAGCTATGGACACCCTAAGGCATGAGGAATACATGAAGCAACAGGACATGGTGAACAGCCCTGCCCACTACGCAGCTAGTGGCATTGAAACTATTGACTACATCGTTGACGTATTAGGTGATTGGGATGCCATCAGCTACTGTCATGGTAATGTCATTAAGTACACAGGCTCACGCCTGTTCAAGAAGGGCAATCCTATTCAGGATGCAGAGAAAGCTATCTGGTATCTAAAGAAGATGGTAGAGCTTATGGAAAAAACTAAGGGAGTAAACTGGTAATGAGTGTTGATATACATCCAGACATTGTGACGTACAAGGTAGAGACTTATGATGATGATGGTAAGGTAACGACATCAACACAACAGATGTTTGTAACTGAGGGTGATCTACATGACCACCTATACCATTTCAAATCTTTCCTACAGGGTGCAGGGTTTAATTATGTAGACAGTGTGTATGCTATCAAGAGTGATGGTGAAGAGGTAGGTGAGGAATGAACTTCAGTGAGTACCAGAAGAGAGCTAATGCTACTGCTATTTATGACAGTAAGTTTAGTATCCTTTACCCTACCCTTGGCCTAGCTGGTGAAGCAGGTGAGGTAGCAGAGAAAGTAAAGAAGATCATCCGTGATAACAAGAGTATCATTGATGAGAAGGAGAGCGTAGCTAAGGAGCTAGGTGATGTATTGTGGTACGTTGCAGCAGTAGCACGTGACATTGGTTATAGCCTAGAGGTTATAGCTGAGATGAACATTGAGAAACTAGAGAGCCGCAGGGAACGTGGCGTACTACAAGGGAACGGAGACAATAGATGAGTAGCAATTACCTACCAACTGACTACCAAACATTCATTGCTACTAGCAGATATGCACGATGGCTAGAAGAAGAGAACAGGCGAGAGACTTGGCCTGAGACAGTACAGCGATACATCAACTACATTGCTACTACTGGTCTACCCCCTAAAGACTTAGAAGAGATTGAGGAAGCTATCATCAACCTTGAGGTGATGCCTAGCATGAGAGCCTTGATGACAGCAGGGGTAGCAGCAGACCGTGACAACACCTGCATCTATAACTGTAGCTACCTACCAGTGGATCACATCCGTGCCTTTGATGAGGCTATGTTTATCCTACTGTGTGGTACTGGTGTTGGCTTCAGCGTAGAGCGTCAGTCTATCGTAAAGCTACCTGACGTACCTGAAGCATTAGACATGAGTGATGATGTCATTGCAGTTAAGGATAGCAAGGAAGGCTGGGCTAGGGCTTTGCATAAGCTACTATCACACCTATACTCAGGTGACATTCCTAAGTGGGACTTGTCTAAGATCAGACCAGCAGGTGCTAGGCTCAAGACCTTTGGCGGTAGAGCCAGTGGACCTGAGCCACTTGATGACTTGTTCAAGTTTGTTGTAGCTAAGTTCAAGGGTGCAGCAGGACGTAAGCTGACTAGCATTGAGTGTCACGACATCATGTGTAAGATTGGTGAGGTTGTAGTCGTGGGTGGTGTACGCCGTTCAGCTATGATTAGCCTGTCTAACCTAAGTGATGGACGCATGGCACACGCTAAGTCTGGTAGCTGGTGGGAGAACGAAGGTCAACGTGCGTTGGCTAATAACTCTGTAGCCTACACAGACAAGCCTGACATGGAAGGGTTCATGCGTGAGTGGCTATCCCTAGTGGAGTCTAAGTCTGGTGAGCGTGGCATCTTCTCACGTATAGCAGCAGACAATCACGTAAAGATGAACGGACGCAGAGAGACAGGACATGAGTGGGGTACTAACCCATGCTCTGAGATCATCCTACGCCCATACCAGTTCTGTAATCTAACAGAGGTAGTGGTACGTGAGCATGATGACCTAGAAAGTCTACGCCGTAAGGTACGACTAGCCACCATCCTTGGTACAGCACAGTCTACCTTCACAAAGATGCCATACTTGCGTAAGATTTGGCAGAAGAATACAGAAGAAGAACGACTACTAGGTGTATCACTAACAGGCATCATGGATAATCCTGTACTATCTAAGACTGTTGACAGCCCTCGTTGGCTTCAGGAGTTGAAGGCACAGGCTATTGATGTCAATCGTATCTATGCTGATAAGCTAGGTGTACCTTCTTCTGCTGCTATTACCTGTGTCAAACCATCTGGTACTGTATCACAGCTTACT